CCGCTTCCACTGTGGGCACTGCGCGCATATACACGCCAGAAGCCGCTCAGTGAGCAGCTCAAGAAGATCAAACTACTCAAGCATGAAGCTGCAATGCTACATCGTGCTTGTGCCATCCTTGAATACAGTGGCGTGTCTATAGACACATCCAAGATCACCTTTGTGCTCGAACTGCCTGAGACCAAGCTCGGGATGTACGACATGATTGACGAACACATCTACATCTCTCGCTCCCTCTTTGAAGGTGGAATGCCTCGCCTCGTTGGCACCCTCTATGAGGAATGGCTGCACATGACGAAAGACCTCGAAGACAACTGCAGAGAGATGCAGAACACGCTCGTTGATAAGGTCGCTCTGCTCATGGAGCGCGTCTATGACACAGACACAACAGGATGAGACAGACAGATGGTCGAAACCAGAAGTATGAAGAACATCAAATACAAGTACAAATACGATCTAGAGGACGACCAAAACAATGATGATCCTGCAGCCATACGACCGCGTCTTCCGCGCAAGCTCAAGGCACACATCCGCCCAAAAGCACGCAATGAGAAACACGATGTGTTTCGTCGCATTAACATGCATGACGGTGACGCTAACGTGTGTTGGGAATGGAGAGGTGCTCACAACCTTGGTACTCGCGGCGAGCGGCGTCCGCGCGTTACTATAGCTGGTGACGACTACTACACCTATCGCGTCGTCTACGAACTCTACTACGGCCGCGAGCTAGGTGACTTTGAGGTGATAAGACACTCGTGTGACCACTGTTGGTGCTGCAATCCACACCACCTCAAGGTCGGCACTCAACACGACAACGTACAAGACATGCTCCAACGTGAGCGCGTGGGCATGAAGATGATACACGTCAAGCGCATCATGCAGATGCTAGAGATAGGCACAACCTCTGTCTACATCTCAGAGCGCATGCGTGTTGAGTACAACATGTTTGTAGAGTCGTCAGTCATACGTCGCATCAGACTACGACAGCTATACAAGCATATACCTTGGGAATGGGGAGATACATATGTCGCACAACTGAAACCGCGCAAGAAGAAAGGAGCTGCAGCCAGAACATGACCTTGCATTTGTCTGCTATTATGCTATAATACTTCAGTCGTAACAACAAATGAGGAGCTAAAGAGATGGCTACTAAATCAGTCGAGCAACGTGCATCTGAAGCAATCAAAGGGTTCTCAGGTGTGCGCACTACACAAGATGCAGTCGACCAGATGGCAGCAGAGCTGTACACTGCTGAGTTACTGCGTAGCAATGCGAACGCTCGCTACGACGACGCGAAGGGAAATATCATGGAGAACAACGAACTGACCATTGGTCTAGTTCGTTCTCGTGCAACGTCGTACATGAAGAAGTATACTGATTATACAGATGGCGTAGATTGGCGTATCGAGTTCAACGCCAACACGCCGTCCAAACGCGTCAGTGTAGATGAGCTTCGCACAGAACTCGTGCGTCGTGGCGTCAAGGTCGATCTCATCGATGAGTGCATTGCGAAGGTGGAGAAGCTCTCCACTCCAGCAACTATCATCAAAGCCATTCCGCTTGTGAAGAAGCAAGAGGTCGCTTGATGAATGCGCCCGACGACAAGCAGGCAACAAACGTCGTCAGGCTCAAGACGAAAGGGGCTGTGCAGCAACTAGCTGCGCAGCCTCTAACTGCGTCTACTGACTACGTCGTCACACCTAAATCACTGCTGCAGATGACAGACCTCGAGCTGCAACAGTTCATCATCCAACTGCGCGAGCGTCGTATGAAAGCTGCTAAAGCTCTCAAGCAAGCAGGCGAAGCTCGCGTACATACAACGTTGATCTCACAGCGTGATAGAATGGAGCGCAAGATCACTGCTGCAGAGCGCGCACTTGCTGCAACAGACAAAGCGCTTGAACGCTTCGAGCTACTCGTCCGCGATCTACGAGCTATGCAGCTCCAATACACAAACGTTCCTCCAACATGAGGACTACACCACATGCCTACCGAATACCCACTTGGTAAGGCCAGAAAGGCAACACTCGCAGCCAAGCGACGTGAATACCAGATAAGAGCACAACGTCGCATCCTCCTCGACATGCCACGCATCCTCATGGCACTACATGCCAGCCGCAATGCCCGAGGAGGCTGGCATGACCATCGCACAGGTAACGTCGGCTTCCGTTGGTTCAGTCGTACTATCAACTACGCAATCAGCACGCAAACACTCCTCGTCAGACAGGGCAACGACAACTCAGTGTATACTCATTATACACCGCAACAGCTCATTGACGACCTCTCATGCGACGATCCACTAACAGCAACCAACCTATTCAAGACAGGAACATAACGATGGTCGAGTATGTCCAACGCGCTCGCGATGTGCGCCATACACTACGTGCTCACGGCTTGGAGAAGGGCGTCACCATAATGCTTGAACGCCTAGCTGAAGACAACGAGATGCTGCGTCAAGAGATGAAGCAAATCATCACTCTCACCGACAAGATGGCAGACATCGTAGCTGACATCTCCACTGTTGGTGTCAAGCTGCGCCGCGAGTGGGCTGAGCTACAACGCAAGCATCATCCTGACAACGAAGCATCAGAGGACATCCACTGATGACTATCACCGTTGAGCCAACAACAGACACAGCACTAGACTGGGTCGACTACAGCACACTCACAGCAATCAACATGTGCCCACGTTGGGGCATCATTCACGCCTACCACGGCAAGCGCTTCGAACACGGTGTTGAACGAGCTATGCCCCTTGAGGCGGGCAGAGCAATGCATGACGTGTTCGCTTGCGTGCGCCTCTTTGACATGCTTGAGCACTACTTCAATGGCTCTGACGCACTACTAGACGACATCAGCAGCTATGCGTTCACTCTCTACGGTGTGGATAGGTGGACACAAGCGATGAAGTACTTCACCAATGTCTCTGAAGACGCTGAAACGCGCTGCATGCAAATGGCACTCAACATCCTCGAAACATCGGGCTTCCATGATAGTCCTAATGACACCAAACGCACTCAATCCAACCTCGAAGCTGCAGCTATCAACTATGTGCAACGCTACCCACTGGGTCGCTTCATTCCAGTCTACAAGTACCACGGCATCCACGTGGGTGTGGAAATTCCGTTCGATGTCACAGTCAAGTTCGACACCCGCAACCCAATCAGGTTCGTTGGTCGAATTGATGCTCTGTGCTTCGACACTATGAAAGAAACACAGAAGACACCAGAGGTGCATGAGAACAAGACAGGTGCTCGCATAGACACAGTGTGGAGCAACTCGTTCGATACATCTCAACAAGTCACTGGCTATTGCGTCGCTATGTGTGCCATCACGGAGGAGAAGATAGATGAAGCTCACATATGGGGCACACAGCTACCAGTCCCCAAGTCCTCGCTCTATGGCGACGGCTCAACACGCTATCCAGTGACAAGGTCCGCAGGAGACTTCGTCGCATGGTCGCAATGGGTAGATCACACCCTATCCACACTCGATAAGCATGACACCACACCGTGGAATGCGCCTATGTACACTCACTCCTGCAATCGCTACTTCCGTAGTTGCTCATTCATACCGTTCTGCGTTGAGACTGAGGAAATGAGAAAACACATGTTTGAGAATGAGATGAAGGCAGAACGTTGGAACCCGCTCGCAGGTGTCGAGCCAACATTGGCAGTCGATTGATGATAGACAGACGCCTGTTGCACATGTTGTGGTTATATCGTCCACCGCATGTACTCAAGTTATTTACAATCGTCGCGTTGATAATTGTCATCACAATTGTCACATGTGTGAAGTTTATGTAATGAGGAGATGACTTGTGGAAATAAAGATAGAACAACCAACCGACGCTCTATCGCGTCTGACTATGATCCTCTGGGGCGAGAGTGGCTGTGGCAAGACCACACTCGCAGCTACTGCACCGGGCAAGAAGCTCATACTACTGTTCGACCCAGACGGCGACATGTCAATCCGACACATGCCTAACTGGTTTCGTATCAACTTCGCCAACAACACACCCAGCGAGATCATGCGTAGGGCTAATGACATCGACCCATTTGGTATAACCGATATACTCGGGAACTATGACACTCTCATCTTCGACTCACTCACCAAGTTCAGTGAGATTGCACTGCGCTACGCCGTCACTCAACCTCAAGCGTCGAGTGCTCGCTTCCGTGCTACCTACGAAGCACCGGGCATCTCTGGCTATGGTCTACGCAACAGCTACGTTGGTTCTCTTATAAGCAACTTGCTGCGTATCACTGGCAGGCTGAACAAGCACTTGATCTTGATAACACATGAGCGCGACGGCGACGTAGACGATCAAGGTCGCGTCGTGAGTGTGAAGATGATGCTAGGTGGACAGCTACCTAACGTGACGAGTAAAGACATCAGCGAAGTGTGGCACATGCGTGATCAGAATGGCAAACGCACTATCGCTATCAGACCTGAACGTCTGCGCTCTCCTATGAAGTCACGTATGTTCGACATGACATCTGCCACCTCCTTCACGTGGTTCTACAACGCGAACAAAGACGAAGGACAGACGCTCGCAAACTGGTGGCACATCTACACTACAGATGGTCACAAGAAATTACAGCTTCCGAAGTAGCTACATCTAGTGCTACTACAGAAGTGATGCCACGACATCTAGCGACTTGCCGATGGCATCATGCTCAACTACAATCAACAGTCGCTAATAACAGCAAAGCATGAGGTATACTACAATGGCGCTTATCTCCTTTAGTCAGAACATCGCTGACGCTGAGCCACCTCCGCAGCTCCCCGTTGGCGTGTATCCCTGCACATGTATTGGTGCAGTCGATAAGGTGGCTGCTTCATCGGGCAACCCGATGTTGACGCTCACCTTGCAGATCGAGCGTGAAGACTTCCCGGCTGACTTCGATCCGGGTGAGGGTGTTGACAGTCTCACCTTCACACTGAACATCGTCGCACGTGACATCCCTGCCGACAGGTGGAGGATGAAGTCCACATGCAAAGCCTTCGGCGTTCCGATGTCGGCTGAGATCGACCCGAACGAGTTCGTGGGCAAGAAGGCATCCGCTCGCACTCGCATTGGTCGCGACCTTGAGAACAACCCCCGCACCGAAGTGGGTCAGGTGTTGCCTC